ACGGGCATATCAAGAAGGCTATTCACAAGGATATGCAAAATGTGAACAAGCAGAAGATTACTACTACGAAAAAACCTACGAAAAAAACAAAGAGCAACAATCTCGCCAACTTGGCGAGTAGTTGGCGAGATTTAACAAAAATAAACTAATGGAAATTACAATTACACAAAACGAAGAGCAGTGGCAGCAAGCAAGGTTAAACCGCTTTACTGCATCAGTCATTCACAAATTAATGGGCAACTCACGCAGTGGTGGGTTGCTCAGTAAAACGGCAGAATCTTTTGTCTACGAGAAAGCAGCTGAACTATTAACCGGTCAATCAAAGGCAGTTTACGGAGATGCACTCACCTGGGGCATTGAACACGAAGGAGCAGCGTTTGAGGCGTTCTCTAAACACTTCTTTCAAGATTGGGCGTACTATGGTGGTGAGACGTTCGTATTTATCCCTTACGGACAGTATAGCGGCTATTCACCCGATGGAATGTCTTCAGATGCCATACTGGAAATCAAATGCCCGTACAACTCTGCCATCCATCTCAAGAACTTTGCCATCAATGATGCCGATAGTTTGTATGAAATGCATCCCGAATACTACTACCAAATGCAACTTGGGATGTTAGCGACCAAATTAGAGAGCGGTTACTTTGTTTCGTATGATCCGCGAATGCCTGAGGGTAAACAGCTGCACATTGCAGAGATTGAAAGGCACGATTTGCAGTACGAAATAGACGAAAAGTTGTCGGCTGCATGGGAACTGCTTCAAACTATTTTGCACGCATAAAGAAAATAATTTTGTAATATAGAAAATATAACTATATTTGTACCATGATAGTAAGCAAAAGCGACAGAGTGCAATGCACAATTAACCCCGACCTTTATAGTGAGATTCACTTTGACGGAAAGCGTTCTGCATTTAGCATCTTTCACAGCACACCATACGGAGAGCTATTGACGTACAGTTCTCCGTATATGTTCAGTTGCGTTGATCACTTACTTGATTTCCTAATTATAAAACTAAAAACCTACAATATGAAATTTGACATCACTAACATCACAATGAGCCACCGTGCTACTGGCGGCTATCAAATCAAAGGCATCGTTAACGGAATTAGCGTTATTGCCAACACCAATGACTCAGAAGCGTTTGATTGGTGGAACGACGAAAGTCAACCGGAACTACATACACAAGCTTTGTTGCATTGCGAGTGGAAGTTGGAAGAGCAATACCTATCACTATGACCATGCCTATAATTATCGCCATCCCACTTGCGTTCATTTTCTTTACCGTTGTGGTATTATACCATATAGTCAAAGAGTGGTGGGCATTTAAGCAGCAGCCACCACGCCAAGTGAACGAGTCAGAGCGACCTGCAATTATCAAACCTAAACGCTTTTATAAAGGAAAAGGATTATAACATACGGAGGTAAAAAATGATAATTAAAAACGGAGATGTATTTGACATTGGTCAAACAGTAAATGGTGTAAGTAAGTTTTTATTCTTTAATGATAAATGGTATTATTTTGAAGAACGAATGTCTCGTAAATATGAATATGACCAAAACGACTTAACAAAATCAGTAATTAATATGAACGAATTTGAAGAAATTACATTTATTAAAAACATATTTCAACATACGGAGGTAACAAATGAGCGCACTTAACAGAGTAGCAGATGCACTGCTAAAATACCCAGGTACCCGTGACAATGACAGAATGCTTTGCGCTATGGTATGGAGAGACGAACTAATCGCAGATGGCAGAGATGTAAACCAAATGTATGCACCCGATTTCTTTTTGGCATACCTGTACACTTTAACCGATGCTGCTACAATCACACGATGCAGAAGACAGTTGCAATTGACCAACCCCGAATGCAGAGGGGAGAAATGGTCAGAAAGTCAGAAACAAGTTAACAAAGATTTAGGCTATGACGTGGAAGGCTCCTGATTTACAACTTAGGCATTGCAAAAAATGCGGAGTCCTAACCCCAAAGGAAGGCTTTTATCCACGAAACGATGGGTACTTTAATCTGATTTGTAAGGTGTGTATTAAGATACGAGAAAGAGCGCACCTTGATAAAATGAAAAAAAGCATGCTATGGCGGTGGCAGAAAAGCGAAAACACAAAAGCGTACATACAAAGGAAAAAAGCAAATGAATCAGCACAGGTTTGTAAGACTAATTAAATTGATGCAGCTCTTAGAAGAACGCCCACGACACCTGCACACCATTACCAGGTACCTCAATGTAAGCGAGCGCACCACATACCGGTACTTGGAATGTTTTAGGGAGATAGGCTACGAAGTAATTAAACAAAAAGATTTAAGATTCGGATTAAAAAAAGAATTGACAAATACAAACTGATTACGTATATTTGTAGAGTTAATTGAGATGTAGGAGACCTCAATGTTAAAAAGACTTTTGCCCGTTGGGTTTGTGTGTACTCCTACTACCACAAACTTGATGGGCTTTTTTTATGCAAAACACTGGACAAATTCTAAGAAGCCGAAAAAATGGTAAGTCAAAATACACGGCTATAAATAATGATATTTTGCAATCGAAAACTTTAACTGCTCAAGAAAAAAGTATTCTCGTTCATTTGTTATCATTGCCTGAAAATTGGGTTGTGTACAAAGGTTTAATTTGGAAAGAGATGAATATGGGGCGTGAGCAGTTTAATAAGCATTGGAAAGGATTAGTAGAAAAGGGATATGTTATTTCTATTAGAATGATTGACAATGAAACTAATTTAGTAAAAGGTTGGAATCATGTCGTTTATGAAGAACCCGTACTACCTGACGAACGAACTGACCAATTCTCGGACTTACTGAATATTGGGCAGTCCGAAAACCCGTATCTTAATAAAGTAATAAATGAAGAAAGTAATAATTTAACAAAAGAAACACTAAACAAAGAAACCATATTTGAAGAATTGTGGAATTTGTATGATAAAAAAGTTTCAAAGGAAGCATCTTATAAAGCGTTTAAAAATGTTCTACAAAAAGAATACGACGAAATAAGAAACAATATACCTTTGTTTATTAAACAATTCACCGACAAACAATTTCAGCCACACTTTTCAACTTACTTAAATGGTAAGAGATGGCAAGACGAATTGAAATCAGTAACATCACAAACATTTATAATTAAAAACAGAGCAAATTTAAACGATGATTGAAAATAACATACTGGCGTGTTTCTTGATGAGCGATTACGCCAAAACATACCTCACCCGAACGAATCCCCTATGGTTTACCGATTGGCACGTATCGTTGGTAAAAACCATGCAGGATATGTACATTGATAACCAACCTATCGGTATTCACACTTTATACACTGTATACAAGGATAGAGCAATTGAGCTTTCAAAACTGACTAACTTTTTTGTTACGGACAAAAGCATTGAGAAAGAATTGTTTTACTTGGAACACGAGTACAACAAAAAGAAACTACTTGAGGACTTGCAAAAGGTTCGTCAAGAATGGGATTTAGAAGATATCCAAAAGCATTTGGAAGTCGCAAACCAAAACAGCCGCATCAAAAACAATAACCAAGTTGTCACGATCTCCAAAGTAATGGCAGACAAAGTTGACGAAATAGAAGAGCGGATGCAGAGCGGAAACAAAATGAAAGGATTGCAGACCGGTTGGGCATCACTTGACAAATACATCGGAGGTTGGAACAAAGGCAACCTGATCGTAGTAGGTGGCAGACCAGGTATGGGTAAATCCGCTTTAGGTTTAAACTTTTGTACTGATGGCAGCCCACACGCAAAATATATATTTGTGAGCGTTGAGATGTCAGCTGATGAATTAGCCGAGCGTATACTTGCAGACATTTGCAATATTGAAAACAGCAAGATTCGGAATGCAAACGTAAGTACCCACGACCTCAAAACAATGGCAGAAAGTTTGTACGATATTAACTTTCACATAATTGATACCAAAGACAACAACGTATACAACATCATTTCCCTTTTGAAAGTACACAGGGCAAAGTACGGACTTGATGTGGTAGTGATTGATTACTTGCAAAAGTTGGATGCAGGTGGCAGAGATATGCGCACAAACGTAGGACTTGCAAGCACAGCTTTAAAAGACCTTGCACGTGAGTTAGGCATAACCGTTATAGCACTTGCGCAGTTAAATCGTGATGGCAAGAATGCAAGACCTGAATTAACCGAACTAAAAGAAAGCGGTCAGATCGAGCAGGATGCAGACGTTGTATTGTTTCCGTTCAGACCAAGTTATTACGAAGATGAAAAACCACCGATAGAAGATGCCGTGGTGATTATTGCCAAAAATAGACACGGTCGATTGTGCGACATACCCTGCACGTTTGCAGGTGGACAAACTCGATATAGGGAAAACTTATGAGACACGCAAGTTTGTTTTCGGGAATAGGTGGCTTTGACCTTGCTGCCGAGTGGATGGGTTGGGAAAACGTATTTCATTGCGAATGGATGGAATTTCCAAGAAAAGTTTTAGATTATTACTGGCCTAATGCGGATAGCCATACTGATATCTGCAAAACTGATTTTAAAAAATATGCAAACACAATTGATATTCTCACAGGAGGATTCCCATGTCAACCATTTAGCATGGCAGGAAAAAGAAAAGGAACTGAAGACGAACGCTACTTGTGGGGAGAGATGCTTCGAGCAGTTCAAGAAATTAAACCCACATACGTCATTGCAGAAAACGTCTTTGGTATCACGAATATTGACGGCGGATTGGTATTCGAGCAGGTGTGCCTTGACTTGGAAGCTGAAGGGTACGAAGTTCAGCCGTTTATTATTCCAGCTGCAGCCAAAAACGCACCGCATCGACGAGACCGATGCTGGTTTATTGCTAAAAACACCATGTTCAGCCGATGCTTACACGGAGAATCTGAGCAAGAAAGAGCAGAAGTTCGGCAACAGTGGAACACTTGCACAAGAAGTTCAGAGCGGATTCATTTATCAGAGGGGAATGCTACCGACACCTACTGCTTCAGATATAGAGGGGGGAATATCGAATCCAGAACAAATAAGTTCAAAGAATGGAAGATGGATAAGAACCAGCAACAACACTGGAACGGAGTTTGGAGCAAAGTTGAGAGATGTAGTTGGAATGTTACCAACACCAACAGTAAGCGATGCGAACGGCAGTGGAAGTGCAGAATCATTACAGAAAAGGGGAAGAGGAGAAACCAACGATTTGGGCAGTTGGGCAACACTGAACACCAATGGGAAAAATTCCCACTTGAATCCCCGATTTGTAGCGGAGATGATGGGCTTCCCACCAAATTGGACGGAATTACCTTTTCTAAATGGCGAGCAGAATCCATTAAAGGATACGGAAACGCAATAGTACCACAAGTGGCATACGAAATATTTAAACAATTACAACCTACCGCAAATTGCGACAACTTATGAAAGACTACACATACGATTACATGACACTAAAGGCACGGCACGAAAGAATGAAAAACGTGCATGATGCTCAGATTAAAAAACTACAACTTGAGATTGATATGCTAAGAGGCAAAATCATCACGCCAATGGTCATACCTAAATTTGACTTAGAACTTGGTGAGGTGCTACAAATCGTGAGCGAGATAACGCAGGTGTTTCAAGATGACATAATCAGCCACAAGCGTAATAGAGAGATGGTAACGGCACGAGCTTTGTTTTGCTACATCTGCCGGGTTAAGATGAAGAAGTCGCTGAAGTACATAGGTCGCTTTATTAATCGTGACCATAGCACCGTCATTCACCTGGTAAGTAACTACGACAATTTTCTAAACATGA